AGTAGGCTTTGTTAAACCCACGTTCCCACTCCCTGTACTGCATTGTATCACTAGGGAATGGATTAACGACACGCCCCTGCCGAAAATCTTTGTAACCTTTCTCGTATTGAAATTTTAACGGTGCATCATATTTGCCAAGGCCACGTTGTTTGCGAGTTAATTGTTTGTTCATATGCATTCTCCTTATGTTAAGATGTATTATGCTACGTTGATTAGTTCTGCTTCTGTGTATGGAATGTGGTAGAACAGTTCACCCTTCAAGATGTTACGTCCATATGCTTCACGTAGACGATCATCTGTTAGGCTTGTATCCTTGATACGCCAAGCTTGCTTCATATCTTTACGGAAGATGTAGAAGTTAAGCACCCCATTCTCCCCCTCATATTTTTCAAGCAATCTACCTTTACGTTCAGGAATGCGGATGTCTTTCCAATCTGTGGGCCATTCACCTTTCCATGCAAGCTTGACTTCCGCTTCGTTAAAATACGTATAATCCTTTTTCTTTGACACAATGTCCACATAGTAATTTTCCTCTGCTGTTTCAATCTCGTGTCCTGCGTCTACTAGGTAGGCAGTTAGTTTATCTTTTGCAGGTGCGTCATACGCTTCATACAATGCACGACTAAATTGTTTACGTGTTCCCATTATCTTTTCCTTCCATATTAGTTTGTGTTACACCCTGCGCAGTATCCGTAGACCTTTACACAGGGTGCAGGTTTAGTGCCTAAGTTCCGATGTCCACGATTTCGCATGAGTCACCAGTGCAAGCAAATGTTTGACTAGACTTTGTGCTATCTTCTTTTTCGTATGCGGATAGCTTAGTCCAATCAATCTTCTTCGGCATCTCGTTTAGTAATGCCTTATATTCATCAACAGTGCAATCCTGATAAGGTGCTTGCTGATAAGTATGATCAGAGTGTGGCAAGAAAGACACACCTGACATTTCGTCAAAGTGTTTGTACACAAAGGCACCCACTTCTATCCATTCACTATCCTGTACTGTGCAAGTAACACTAGGTTTGTGTTCGCACCAGTGCCGTTGATAAGCAAGCCATGTCTCTAACTGTTCAATGGCTGACATATCTGTACGTGTTACTGCTGCATTCGGTGCCTTCATAGGGAAGCTGAATACAGTAGTCGTGTCTGGATTAAATACACACGGTTCCGCAGGAATACCTTGATCTTTCATCATGGCAGTAAGGGGATCGTTGTTATCGCCTCTAACGGTTCTGATGTAATAGTCGTTGTGTCGGGCATGTATTCCACTTGCGGAGTCCACCAGTTGGGATACAGTGCCTGATGGCTTATTACAAGTAATAGCAGTACTAACGTTAATTCCAAGACGATCAGCCCACTCAGCATTAGTATCAACAGCCACCTTACGAAGGTGAGAAAGTGTTTCATCTAGTCCTTTATTTTTTAAAGTCATTAATGGATTATCCATTACTCCTGTGAGAGACACACCAAGCAATCTTTCTTCTTCAGTATTGTTTCTCCACATCTTTCGCAGATACGGGAACTTAGTGTAGGTGGATTGGATAGTGCCCAGAATTGTTGCCAGACGGACTTTTCGTTCCAAACTTTCAATATTATCTGTGGCCCGTACCACAATTTCCGTAAGGTTGCACACTTGACCTGATCGTAAAATGATTTCACTGCATGGATTAGTGCCGAACTCATGGTTAGGATCACGCCTACCATATTTCTTAGCTTGATTTTTAGATGCTTCACGATTAAATACCCCTCGTTCACCTGACTTACTCTCTACTAATGCCAACCATTCACGCATGAATGTCTCTGCGTCTGGCTTCTCTGTGTATGACACACTGTTATTAGCAAGTGCACGATAGGCTGCTTCATTCCACCACTGCCCTGACTTGGCATGGCGCATACGGTCATCACTTAGGTTAGACAAACTAATCATTGCTGACCTACGTACACCACCTACGACAACGATCTGACCAATGAAGCACATGATGTCGTGACATTCAATTGATGATAGCCTACGACCCTGTGCATTCTTGAATGTCTGTACAGTGAAGTTGAATAGATCAACTAGCGGTCCTGCACCACTGGCACGTCCACCGAATGTCTTTAGCCGTGAACCTGCAGGACGTACCTTGCTTACATCCCACTTAGGTATCTCTCCCGCCCACAACAGTGACAACACTTGACGGTAAGCCTTAGCCCAACCCTCTTTACTGTCCTTCACTACAACTGTAGTGTCACTCTCGTATAGATCAGGTACTTCTGGTAGCTTAGATACAAACTGACGTTCAACACTGAAGCCTACGCCTGTACCACACAGCAACACAAACATTGCTTCATCAAAAGCAAATGGATGATCCACATGAATGTATGAACAGTTGTACATACAAATGTTATCACGTGCTGCTGCTGCACCTGCTGTCATCATGGCTCTCATGCTTGGTGTAATCTCTAGGTTCAAGATTGCTTGTTCAATCTCACCGTACACTGAGTCTTTCTTAACATAAGGTGCTACGATATTGTCCATATAACGAGTCACTGTTTCAGGCCATGACTCACGCCGTTGTTCATCATCCAACCACCTTGCGTAACGTGAGGTGTGAATGAATGCTTGATAGTCTGTAGGTAAAAAATTGTCCATGTTCACTCCGTTATTATTTTAATTGCTTTGATTGACATTCCATCAATGTCATATATAAATTCCTGCAGACTTTGACTAATCTCTTCATCAACTTCTCCATCTACAGGAACTGGGTATTCATCTTCATCTATGTTTAAGGTTAAGAATACTTTAACTATCATCTACTTCCTCAATAAGTTTTGTCAAATACCACTGTGCCTTCTTCAAGTCTTCTGCACCATTCTTGTACCTGTATCTCCACATGTATTTAAGAATGTTGCCCTGTAGATAGTACTCGTATCCATCACCTGTGGCTGCACGAATGGCATCAATGCATTCAATACCTGCTTGATTATAGTGTGGTGGTCTGTTTACATTGTCTACCATTCGTATCTCCTTTCTAAAAGTTTACTTTAACTATGTTACCGTCACGTTCTTTTATTAACGGTTTATATTCTTCCGTTTCTTCTTCATTCATCTGATCAACTAACTTGAATAGCTTGCTCCTTACATCTGGGTCTTCTTCCATTAAAGGTATAGCAGCAATTAACATGTCAGTCAACACTTTCAGGTGAGCAAAGTCATCTGAATTTAATGTGTTGTCATCTGTAGTCAGCATACCTACAGTAAGATCACCCGTCCAATCCCCAGTGTCATCCACATCTGGCGATATTCGTATGATGAAATCATTAGGGTTAAATTTTATTAGTGTATCTAGCATATGTTTAGCTCCTTTTTATTTTGTCGTAAGGAAAGACTACTAAGTCTGGATGAACGTCAACTCCCTTTTGTTTCAACCATTCTTCTGGAATAACCCTATCTGCATACAAGAATTTATTTCTTTCACACCATGTAGCATACGTACTTTTGGCACCCTTGTTTAGCTTACGTCTACTGTTTTCAAACACGAACCGTATGTCTAAGTCTGAGTGCTGTTTCTTTATTGCTAGGTGCTTACGTCTATCGTCTGATGTGAACCTTCCTTTCACTTCTACAATGATACCGTTCTGCAGTATAAAGTCAGGGGTATAGGTGCGGTACATCAAGTCTTCCCATTCTATTTTAATGGCTTCATACTTGAACTTGACTTTCTTCTCCTTCAAGTAGTCTTTGACTTTGATTTCTAGCCCACTCCTAAACCCATGCTTTAGTGCTGCCTTGAACTGCTTACCGTTCATTAGATGCGCCACAACCCATTCCAAGGACTAGGCAAACTACTTACAGTAGACACACCTAGTGATCGTAGCTCCTGTCGCACTGCATCGTCTGCAGCCTTACGTGCTTCCATAGCTGAACGTAGTCCTGCATACTTAGCCTCATGCAGTTCCTTCTTACGCTCTGCAATATCCTTTTCCATAGCAGCAATCTGTTCCTGCATTTCTTTTATTTCTTCATTACCTAACATATTCAATCCTCTATATATGCCACCGTCTTGGGGTCTTTTGCTTTAGATAACCTAGCAGGTTCTTCAACCATGTTAGGCCAACACTCGTATCTGAAATCACAGAAACGACAGTTATCATTTAGTACCTTGTTGCCTGTGGGTTTACCACGAAACATTTCTGGTACTGGACTGAAGCAACGTTTGAACTCGTTGTTGTTCACCGTTTCAACAGTTGTCTTGATTTTATCAAGTTCATTGTCAAGGTCAAGTCCATCAGCAGGTACGTATTTAAACTCACCGTTGCCTTTGTTCACAACCCACCATCCACCTACACGTTTGCCAGATGCTTTGGCATAACCTGCAAGCTGCCCTACATAACCAAAGCCATCACCCTTAGATAGTGTATCAAAGGAATCAAACTTGTTCTGATAAGACCACGGTGACGCTGACTTCACGTCATCAACTGCACCGTCTATTACAAGATCATAGCTACCAGAAACACTAGTACCATTACTATCTCCCACTTCAAGGCTAACTTTATCAGTGTCTTCAAACTCCACGTTAGCACCTTTAAGCAACCCTTTAAAAACAGCCTCAACAATATCTCCTAACATCATGTTCATTACAAATGTAGTTGGCTTGGGTAGTGCTTTCTCTGGCATGTTCTTAGCAAACCAGAGTTGGCAAGTAGGACGCCCAATGTTGGACATCCTTAATGTGAACTTGTCACGAGACTTACCACTACCAAACTGACGAAGGACTGCATCCATAACTTCATCACCAATTTGTTTAGCAACTTCATTACTGAAGGTTGTCTTTCCATTGGCAGCGTCAGTCATAAACTGGTGCAGCTTTAGTTCAGCAGGATGGTTCATTACACAAAATCCTCTGCGTCAATATCCACGAATGCTTCAACAGTATCTGTGTCTGTGTCATCATTCTTGTACGCATTGTCATTCCAAGCACCCTTGATGTACTCGTTGTAATTCTCCACCCATGCTAGGAAGTTTGCAAACGTTTCCTGTTCAGGGTCTGTTACATCTAGTGTCTCTTGCAGATCAAGAGCTAAGGTAGGTAGATAGAACACACTACCATTAGGCAATGACTGTTCCTCTGTAGCTGCCTTGATGTTGTGCTGCACTGGCAAACGGCGCATCTTGCCTAGCTTGTTGAACAGTGTACCTGCAGTTTTAAATGCATCACGGTTTTCAATCTCCCAGATGAATGCCTGTGGATCAAGGTCAACTGGATTACCTTGTGCATCAGTAACGTCATGCATTTCTACTGTACCAAACATAACACGAACACGTTTGATCTGACGGATCAAGTCTTGTGTTTTCTCTGGCAATGCCTTGAAGTCTTCAATCCATCCTGCAGGTTTACCGCAGTTGAAGCCACCGTCATTGTCTTTGAGGTCACTGTTTAGATCGTTAGCCATAAGTGTCTTGACGTAACGATTAGGTGTAGAGTCACTGCCCTTGATGAACCGCTTGTACATAAACCGTTGTAGGTACGGACGAATAGTCGCAGTAGTTGCATAGTAAGTTGGGCCATCAGGAATCTCCAACTTGTATGTGCCACCTGCCACAACTTCCATCTTTACCTTCTTGCCATTGATTGTGTCCTCACCCATGATAGCTGAGTGATTGATACGCAAACGTGCAAGTGTACTTGCTTGTGACTTCTGTTTACCAGAGTCCACAGACATGCCCATTGCTTCTGCCATTGCGTTGAAGTTACTTGTGTTAATTGTTGCTACTTGATTCATTTAAAATCTCCTTTTCTATTTTGCGAGTCTATAGTTATATCACGACACATCTTTTGTGTCAAGCCAATTAGGACCAATCTTTGCCTCTAATAATAGTGGTACGTTGAAGTCCAACTTCCACTTCTTATTGACGATGGCAAGCAGTCTGTCATTGGCTGCATGTATAATCCGTAATACTTTATCCTTCTCTTTGGGATGCACATCAATCACGAGTGAATCGTGTACGGTATTGACGATGCATGATTGCATTTGGTTTATCCCTAACAACTTGTCAATGTATATCAGAGATATAGGTACAATGTCAGCCGTAGCAAACGATTGTACAGGAAAGTTTTTAATCTGTGTGAAAAATGTCACAGTACCATTGGCACGGCGTGTCACATCAGGGAAAGAGAACTCACGACCAGATGGCGTCTTGATCTTACCCGTAGCTAGTGCCTCACGTGCAA